TGACTATGAAACCGACATGGGCGCCACCCGCACGGATGATTATGATGGCAGGATTGATGTAATCCCCGTCACTGATCCAAATGCTGCGTCCTTATCTCAGCGCGTGGTGCAGTATCAGGCTGCGCTCCAGTTGGCCCAACAAGCGCCCCAGATGTATGACTTGCCGGAGCTTCATCGGCAGATGCTTCTAACTTTGGGGATTCAAGATCCAGACAAGATCATTCCATCTGATAAAGAAAAGAAGCCCATGGACCCGGTATCGGAGAACATGGCGATTCTTGCGGGCAAGCCTGTTAAGGCGTTCCTTTATCAGGACCATGAAGCGCACATCAAAGTACACATGGCTGCAATGCAAGACCCCAAGATCCTTCAGTTGGTGGGGCAGGGTCCGCAAGCTGGGCCTATTCAGGCTGCGGCCATGGCGCATATCAATGAGCATATTGCCTTCCAATACCGGAAGGAGATCGAGAAACAGCTTGGTGTTGAACTGCCGCCGCCAGAAGAGCCGTTGCCGGAAGACATCGAGGTCGCTCTGTCTCAATTAATGTCCGATGCGGCCCAAAAGCTTCTTGCCAAGGATCAGGCTGAAGCCCAGCAGATGCAGGCGCAGCAGCAGGCTCAAGACCCTGTTCTCCAGGCTCAAATGCAGGAACTTCAGATTAAGGGGCAGGAAGTCCAGCGTAAGGCCATGAAGGATCAGGCTGATCTTGCTCTCAGGCAGCAACAGCAGCAGATCGAGCTTGAGAGGATTAATTCTCAGGAGCGTATTGCTGGGGTTAATGCTGGGATCAAGGCCGCTGCTCAGAAGCAGGCTAATGATCAGAAAGGTGATGCGGAGGCGTCAAGGATAAAGCTTGATGCCTTCAAGGTTGGCGTTGATCTCATGAGGAATCGGTAATGGCAGCAGTTACGGACAATATGTTGGAATACTTGCGGTCTAAGATTCGCAATATCATGAATGAACACGCGGACCATATTGCCACGGGATGTGCTGCTGATTGGGCAGACTATAGGTATCAAGTGGGGATTATTGAAGGTTTGGCGAAAGCCGAGAGAGAATTGCTCGATATGGTGGAGAAATTAAAAGAGCATGACTAATCGCCCGCACCGGGCGGTGGGCATCGCGCAGCCAGAATGCGCGTAGAGGACTAAAATGCTTAACGTAGATATTAAGATGCCTGAAGGAGAAGTCCGAGGAGCCAAGCAACTCCCGGAACCCAAGGGTTTTAAGATTCTCATTGCTCTCCCAGAGCTTGAGGAAAAGACTGACGGGGGCATTTACCTACCGGAACAAGTCCGCAGCACGGAAGCCCTTGCTACCGTTGTTGGATTTGTCATGAAGATGGGTGATTTGTGCTACCAAGACGAGAAGAAATTCCCGAATGGCCCCTGGTGTAACGAGGGGGATTGGGTTCTTTTCCGCGCCTTTAGTGGCACGCGAATCAAGATTCACGGCAAAGAGTTCCGCCTGATCAACGATGACATGGTGGAAGCGGTTGTCGAAGATCCACGGGGGATTTCACGGGTATGAGTGAAGCTCGCAAAACAGACGATCAAGACGAAGGCTTTGAGATTGAAGTCGTGGACGATATGCCCGAAGAGGATCGGGGTCGGCCCATTGCTCCCGAGGTAACGGAAAGTGATGATGACATCACCCTTACCGAGGAAGAAATCTCCAAATACCGTGAGGAGTCCCGACAGAAGGTTCGGGAGCTAGCCTTCAAGGCCCACTCGGAGCGCCGAGCTAAAGAGCTTGCTGCTCGTGAGCGGGATGAGGTTATTCAGTTGGCTAATCGGCTGGCTGAAGAAAACAAGAAATACCGTGAATTAGCCGGTAGCAGTGAGCAATTTGCTGTAAATCAGGCCAAGACGCGGGCTGAATCCGAGATCAATGCCACCAAACGCGCCATGAAAGAGGCGTTTGAGGGCGGCGAAACGGAAAAGTTCATTGAACACCAAGAGCGTCTTCAGCGTCTGGTTAATGAGCATGAGCGGTATTCTGCTTACAAGCCGGAGCCGATTCCTGAGCCTCAGCGGTTAGAGCCGCCGAAGCGCCAGGGGCCGGAAGCTGAAGTCCTCAAATGGGCCAAGGAAAATCCATGGTTCGAGGGTGGCAGTGAACTTGAAAAAGAGATGACGGGTTATGCTCTTGCGGTCAGCGATGTGCTGATTCGGGATCATAAGGTTGACCCGCGTAGCAATAAATACTTTGACGAAATCAACTCTCGTGTGAGAAAACGATTCTCGGAGTATTTCCAAGAACCCGGCGCCGAGGCCCCCGCCCAGGCTAGGGTTGCGAGTGTTGTCGCTCCTGCCACCAGGACGACAAAGGGAACTCGCTCACTAAAGATGACCTCGACGCAGGAGTCCATTGCTCGTCGTCTGGGTTTAACACGCGAGCAGTATGCTGCTCAGTATTTGAAGGAGTACGGTAATGGCTGACCGCACACCCCGCGACCTTGAAACCCGGGAACACCAAACCCGCGTCCCTTCTTGGAAGCCTCCTTCCATTCTCCCCGACCCGAAGCCACAGGACGGGTATGTGTTCCGCTGGGTTCGCACATCTATGATGAATAATGCGGACAACACCAATGTCAGCAGGCAAATGCGCGAGGGCTATGTGCCTGTTCGTGCTGAGGATCATCCTGAGCTTATGCTGTTTGCCGACCAAGACGGACGCTTCAAAGGCAATGTCGAGGTTGGTGGTCTCCTTCTCTGCAAAATCCCGGTAGAAATTGCCAAGCAGCGCGAGGCTTACTACGGAAACATGGCGCAGCAGCAGATGGAGAGCGTGGACAACAATTTGATGCGCGAGAACGACCCGAGGATGCCGCTGCTGAAACCAGAGCGTTCCTCTCGGACCACGTTTGGCCGTGGGCCAAGGGAATAATCTCTTGGCCTTTATCCTCAACCATATCCTAGAAAGGTAACGGAAAATGGCTGCTACGCTTGCTCCGTACGGGCTTCGCCCGATCAACCTTCTGGGTGGTCAAGGGTATGCTGGCTCGACTCGCCTTTACGCGATTCCTGCCAGCTACGCTGTGAACATCCAGTATGGCGATCCGGTGATCATCACCAACACGGGTTCTACCCGTGGTTATCTGGCGCGCTTTAACGCGACCACCACTGCCACGACTGTCACCTCTACGGGTGGCGGCTTTGGTTTTGTTGGCGTGTTTGTAGGCTGCACGTTCACTGACCCAACCTACGGGAAGGTGTTCCGTCAGAACTATACCTCTGGCAACACTGCCTCTGACATCCAAGGCTATGTCGTGGATGACCCGGATGCGCTGTTCCAGATCCAGGCTGACGATACCCTCGCGCAAACGGCTCTGGGCTGCAATGCGGCTCTGATCCAGACGGTTGCTGGTAACTCCGGCGCCAACATCAATTCCGGTGTTGCGCTTGACGCCTCCAGCATCGCTACCACCAACACTCTGCCGGTTCGTATTGTTGATTTTGTCAACAGCACGACCAGCCAGATTGGTGATGCGTATACCGATGTGATCGTGCGTATCAACACGCACTTCCACCGCACTGGCAACACCGGCTCTGCCGGTACCGCCGTATCGTAAAGGAGGCTGTGACCTATGGCTATTAGTCGCGCACAGCTACTCAAGGAACTGCTTCCGGGTCTGAACGCTTTGTTCGGTCTGGAATACAAGCGGTACGCTGAGGAGCATAAGGAAATCTACGAGACCGAAACCTCGGAGCGTTCCTTTGAAGAAGAAGTGAAGCTGTCTGGCTTCGCTGCCGCCCCGGTCAAGAACGAAGGCGCCGCGATTGCGTATGACAACGGCCAGGAAGCCTGGACCGCGCGTTATACGCATGAAACGATTGCGTATGGGTTCTCCATCACTGAAGAAGCGATGGAAGATAACCTGTATGACAGCCTGTCTGCCCGTTACACCAAGGCGCTCGCACGCTCCATGGCGTACACGAAGCAAGTCAAGGCGGCGTATCCGCTGAACAACGGCTTCACCAGCTACAACTCTGGTGACGGCGTGACCCTGTTCAGCACGGCGCACCCGTTGGTGTCCGGTGGCTACAACAGCAACCGTCCTGCCACCGCTGCTGACCTGAATGAAACCTCCCTTGAGGCGGCTGTCATTCAGATTGCGGCGTGGACGGATGAACGTGGTCTGCTCATCGCGGCTCGCCCGCGTAAGCTGATCATCCCGCCCGCGAATATGTTCGTTGCCACTCGCTTGCTCGAAACGGAACTCCGTGTCGGCACGGCTGATAACGACATCAACGCGATCAAGTCCAACGGGTCCATCCCGGAAGGCTACACGGTCAACCACTTCTTGACCGACCCGAATGCGTGGTTCCTGACCACGGATGTTCCCAACGGCATGAAGCACTTTGTGCGCTCTCCGCTGGCGACCTCCATGGACGGTGACTTCGACACGGGCAACGCCCGCTATAAGGCTCGTGAGCGTTATAGCTTCGGTGTGTCCGATCCGCTCGGGATCTTTGGCTCGCCGGGTTCAACCTGACGGCTGGGACAGGGGGAGAAATCCCCCTGTCTTCTAAACATTTCACTTGCGGGAATGCTTTGAAGACAGGCATAATGTCCATGCCACCGGGGTAATCCGGTCCTACTGACTGTCCCGGCAGATCAGCACAAACAGTAGGGCTTAGATGTGCAGAGGGTAAAATGGCTTTTACCACGTTCTCCGGTCCTATTCGTTCCGGCACCATTCGCGAAGGCGCGGCCCGTAACACGGGTCTTGTAGTTCTCGCTCAGTCCTACAACAGTGGCGACTTGACCGGGGATGAAGTCGGCAACATTGACACTGCGGCGTTCATTATCCCGCAAGGCTCTCAGATCATTGACATTGTTGTTGATCAGGTTGTTGCGGCTACTGCTGGTACCACCACGGTTTCTGTTGGCAGCACCTCTGGTGGCGCAGAACTGATGGCAGCAATTGCCACCACGGCTGGCGGGCGTTTCCGTGGCACTGCCACTGCCGCTACGCAGGCTGCTTGGCAGACTTCCACCACCGCTGACACCACGGTTTATGTGCGCGTTGCGGTTGGCACTGCCACCCTCACGGCTGGCCAGTTCTATATGACGGTCTCCTATATTCAGCGGGCATCTAACGGCGCTCAGAATCCCACCAGCGCCTAATAGCTAAGGAGGGTTCTGCGTCATGCAGACAGATATTCTTGCAAGCGCCGTCAGGACAAATGACGGCGTAATGAACGACCAAGCGGGTAATGCCATTGGGCGTTGCCGTGTGAAGGCAATTTATATTGCTCCTGCGGCTGGTGCTGGTAGTGTTGTCCTGAAGGATGGTTCCGCTAGTGGGGCAACCAAAGTCACGGTCAACACAATCGCCAGTGCCACAAGCACGAACTATGTCCTTCTCCCAGGTGAGGGGCTTTTGTTCCAATCGGGTGTTTATGCCGACATCACCGATGTAGCATCTGTGATGGTGTTCTATGGCTAAGACCCCAGCTTGGCAGCGCAAGGAAGGGAAGAGCAAACTTGGCGGATTGAATGCCAAGGGTCGGGCTTCTTACAACAGGGCCAACCCAGGGAAACCTGGGTTGAAGCCACCGCAACCCGAGGGTGGGCCAAGGCGAGATAGCTTCTGCGCTAGGTCTGATGGGCAGCGTAAAATGCACAACATTAGTTGTTCTGAGACGCCTAAAAAGCCCATTTGTAAAGCGCGCCGTAGATGGAAATGCTGACATGACTGACACTCATGAAGCGGCAAAGAATGTGGTGGACGCCCTTTCAATAGGGACTGTGGTGGCTACATTGGCTGGCATTCTACCTAGCATTGCTGCAATCTTCACGATTGTTTGGACCGTTATCCGCATCTACGAGACAGATACGGTTCAGAGGCTTCTGGGGAAAAAGCCTCTTCCAGATGCCGGCACAGACTGAGTTGGCTGGGCAAAGCTCATGGAACTGCCCAAAATCACTCCGGTAATCCAGTTTGCTACCGCAGCTTTTGCGTTGGCAGTTGGTGGCTATAGCGCGGGTGAGAAGTTTGGGTGGTTCAAGAATGAGATCTTGGTTTGGTCTCCTGAGCATTTCAGGATTGAGTCAGCTAAGATTGGTCATCCTGTTACCGTAACAGTGGCTCGGATCAAGAAGCGGGATGACTGTTCGGTTGAGAATTTTGAGGTGACAGTGCGCGATGGCGCTGGTGTTATTCATCAGGCGACACCAAGCATGACGCGCTTCACAGGTCCTGCTGGCCCTGACATTGATACCTTCACTTATCTGCTAACCATTTCAAACAAAGAAGCCACCGCTCCCGGAAAGGCAACTTTGTTGGCGACCATCAAGTATAAATGTCCAGAAGGTGAACGGGTTGTAACCTATCCTCGCCACCAGAACCTTACCTTTATGTTGGAGAGATAGATGGAGCAGCTTCTAAATCTCGTCAGGACTGTTGCTCCATCCATTGCGAGTGCTGTTGGTGGTCCTCTTGCGGGTATGGCTACTCGTGCCATTTCGGAAGCTTTGCTTGGCAAGTCGGATGGCACCGAGCAGGAGCTTGAGAATGCTGTTGCTTCTGCCACCCCAGAGCAGTTGTTGGCTCTGAAGAAGGCTGAACAAGAGTTTGCCGTGAAGATGCGTGAGTTGGACATTGACCTTGAGCGTATCTCAAATGAGGACCGCGACAGCGCGCGGAACCGGGAAGTGTCTCTAAGGGATTGGACCCCTAGAGTTTTGGCTGGCCTGATTACCGTTGGGTACTTTGGAGTTCTGTTCTGGATGCTTCGTTTTGGCTTACCAAATACCGGAAGCTCAGAGGCGCTTCTGGTTATGCTTGGAGCTTTGGGAACGGCTTGGGGTGGGGTTGTGGCTTATTACTTTGGTTCTTCCGCTGGGTCTAAAGAAAAGACCGAGGCTATGAACCGGATGGTGCGGAAATGAAAAGCAACTTTGAGCCATGCCTTGAGTTTGTCCTACACCACGAGGGGTTGTGGTCCGATGATCCGCGAGATCCGGGCGGCGCCACTATGAAAGGCGTAACCCTGGCGGTGTATAAAGAATACCTTGGTCGGGATGTCAGCAAGGATGAACTGCGGAACATTCCAGACAAGCATCTTATGGACCTCTATAGGACTCGGTATTGGGATAAGGCTCGGTGTGATGACCTGGGTGCCGGGCTTGATTTGGTGGTGTTTGACCTTGCCGTGAATGGTGGCGTGGGTCGCGCGGCCAAGATCCTTCAGCGTTGCGTTGGGGCAGTAGAAGACGGAGCTATTGGCCCAAAGACCATGGCTTTGGTTACGCAAGTTCCAGTGAAGCAGATGATAATTCGCTTCTCTGAACAGCGCCGTTTGTTCTATAAAGGGCTGAAAGCCTTTGAGACATTTGGGCGTGGCTGGCTTCGTCGCACTGATGAATGTGAATCCAAAGCCTTTGAAATGACAGGAGATTGATCATGAACGGTATGAAGAAGCCCAAGATGCCAAAGATGACGCCCGATATGGGTGGCATGGATATGCCTAAGTTTGGCTCTCGCGCCATGCGTCCAGGCGGCATGAAGAAGGGTGGCAATGTTCACGCCGATGCGGCGATGGACAAGAAGCTTATCCGCAAAGAGATCGCCCGTGCAGAGAAGATGGAAGAGAAGTCCGAAGGCATGAAGAAGGGCGGTAAGGTTAAGATGGCTCGCGGTGGCGGCGTTGAGACCAAGGGCAAGACCAAAGGGAAGTTCATCTAATGCCCATTAGCAACGAACCTATTGGCGCGAGGCTTGGACGCGCGTTCCAGAGGTCGCCCGAAGATCAGGAAGTTTTAGACGCTTATCGTCTTCAAATTCCTGTAGATGAGCTTCGCGCGCTTCGCGCTCGTGGTGTTGACCCGGCTCGCCGAGTAAGCGGTCCTCGTCAGACCTCTGACGCCATGCGCCGCAATGCCATGGCTTCTGACCGCCAAATGGCAGATGTTCCGAGCAACATTCCATCTAGCCCGAGCGCGGCATCTGTTCGTCGAGCGCGAGATGACCTCATGCGGTATAATGCCATGCAAGAGGCAGATATGCCGGGGAACATTCCTCCCGTATCTCAGGCTGATATTCAACGCGCGCGTGAGGGCATCATGCGCGCGGAGGATATGCAGAATGCAGATATGCCAGGGAACATTCCTGCGCCAGGGACAAGCTTTGCTCCAAACGAGATCCAAGAAGCTATGTCTCGGACAAGGATGGAGCGGCAACGGCAGCGTAATCGTCCTAATACCCGCATGACCGCAACTCCATCTCCAGCGGATGCGCTCAATCAGCGTGAACTTGATCGGATTGCCCTTGGCAATCAGTTGGGTGACATAATGAAAGGCGGGGATATTCAGCCTCCCGCCGAGCGTTCTTTCTTGGAGCGCCTTGGCCTGCGCCGCACTAATGAGACCGGGGAAGGTCGCCCAAGCACGGGTGATTTCCGTGAAGACCTTCGCCAGCTTGGCAAGTCTCTTGGGTTTAAGAAGGGCGGCAAGGTCAAGAAGATGGCTAAAGGTGGCGCCGTCAAGGCTCCTTCTGCTTCTCGGCGTGGTGATGGCTGCGCTTCTCGCGGCAAAACGAAAGGTCGAATGGTATGAAAAAGAAATACGCCGATGGTGGTCGCGCTCGTTCTGCCCCAAGCTATGAAGAAGACATGACGCCTCCTCCGGGGATGCGTAACTTCCGTCCTCGCACCCTGCCGGGCGGTGAGGAGCCTGCTGTGCGCCGCCGTGCGCCAGTTGAGATCCCATCCTATGAAGAGGACATCACGCCTCCTCGTGGTATGATGCGGCCATCCCGTGAGCCTATGCCCCTTCCGCCCATTCCCCCGCCTATGCCTCCCCGGCGTATGGCTAAGGGTGGGGCCGTGAAGATGGCTGGCGGTGGCTGCACCCGTGGTGACGGGATTGCTTCTCGCGGTAAGACCAAGGGCCGGATGATTTGAAGAAGCCCGAGAAAATTCGGAAGGTTCTGCGGGAGTTTAAGGAAGGTGATCTTAAATCATCCAGTGGGCAGAAGGTGACAAACCGGAAGCAAGCTGTGGCGATTGCGCTTTCTGAAGCCTCCCGCATGAGAGAGGGTGGGCGGGTAAAGCCTCAGAACCCAAAGCTATGGGCTGCGGCAAAGAGTGCCGCCAAGGCCAAGTTCGATGTGTACCCCTCTGCCTATGCGAATGCCTGGGCATCAAAGGAGTACAAGAAGAAGGGTGGTACTTGGCGTGGACCTGATAATAGGGTCACAAAGAAATGAAGGGCGGTCTTGGTAAGTGGTTTGGTGAGAAGTGGGTTGATGTAAAGACCGGGAAGCCCTGCGGGCGTAGCGGTTCTGAGAAGTCAAAGCGGGGGTATCCCGCTTGTCGTCCTGCTGCCGCTGCTGCCAAGATGTCATCGAGCCAGAAGGCGACCATGGCTCAAAAGAAAACTGGACCAGCCCGTAAGAGTTGGCCCATAACTCCCAGCGGGAAGAAGAAGTAATGACAACCTCTGGCACCGCAGTCTGGAATCTTGACATCGCTGACCTCATTGAGGAGGCGTATGAACGCGCGGGCCTTGAAGCCCGGACGGGTTATGATTTCCGCACGGCTCGTCGGTCCCTAAACATGATCTCGGCTGAGTGGTCCAACAGGGGTCTCAACCTCTGGACCGTTCAGGAGAATACCTTGGTCTTAACACCTGGGGTTAAGACGTATTCATTGCCTGCTGATACCATTGATATTATTGAGACCATGATCCGGGTGAATACCAGCGGATCTGCTCTTGATTACACGGTGTCTCGTATTGGTGTTGGGGATTATGCCACCCTGCCAAACAAGAACACCACGGGTCGCCCTCTTCAGATCTATGTGAACCGTCAGGTTGATCCTGAGTACACCCTCTGGCCTGTGCCGGATTTGCCTTACACTATCCTATACTGGACGATGAGGCGCATTCAGGATGCCACATCTGCCACCGATGTCATGGATATGCCCGTCCGATTTGTTCCGGCACTGTCGGCTGCGTTGGCGTATCAGATTGCTCTGAAGCGGCCAGAAGCCACAGGAAGGTTGCAGATCCTCAAGGCTGATTATGAAGAGCAGTGGAAGCTTGCCTCAGATGAAGACCGTGGGCGTGAACCAGCTAGGTTTGTGCCTTGGAGTTCCTATCCGTGATTGACGTAAACAGCCCCCATTTTAACATATGGGCAGCGGGTTTTTTTGATGGAGAAGGCTGCGTCATTGTCGCTAAATGCAAGAATAATGGCGTTAAGGGCGGTTGGAATTACTATCTTCAGGTTTCAATTGCTCAACAAGACAGAAGGCCGCTTGAGTTAATCAACAGTAAATTTGGTGGCGCAATTAGACTGAATAAAGCAAAAGCAGCGTATGAAAAAAAGAAAGACCATATCTATACATGGGCTTTTGTTTTGTCAGGATCTGATGCTGTCAATTTTTTGAAAGCAATTCAGCCTTATTGTGTCGTTAAGTTTGAACAAGTCACTGAGGCTCTCAGATGGCCTGTGAATGAAGGAACACAATATCGCGGAAGGTGGAACTCAATTCCGGATGAGGAAAGGGCTTTGAGGGCTGAGATCCGTGATAACCTTATTGCTCTTCGTGAGTCAGTAAAGGTGTACGCAAATGGCAGTTAAGTTTGCGCGGGGGAATAAAGCTTATGCTTTTTGTGACCGTTGTTATCAACGCGCCGACCTGAAGGATCTGACTTGGCAAGTTGTCAACCAGAAGCCAACGGGGCTGAAGGTTTGCAATGAATGCAATGACGTTGACCATCCTCAGTATCAGTTGGGTAAGTTCCCAATCAATGATCCTGTAGCTCTTCAAGACCCACGGCCCGACATCAATCCGGGCAGGAGCCTTCCTGGCTGGAATCCTGTGGGCAATTCAGCCACCACCTCAAACGGCAATGTTGGCATTGTCAGCATTTACATCTCATAAGGACGAAGCAAATGGCTGGAGTGACAAGCGAAAACATGAAGAAGTACGGGCGGAATATCGCTCGTGCCATGAACCAGAGTGGTCGGGCCAAAGGCCCCAGCACTGGCAACCCATTCAAGTCGGTTTCGGCTGACCAGGGTTCCAACACTGGCGCGGTTGGCAAGGTGGTCAAGAACGCCAAGGCCCCGGATCAAGCCATTGTGGATGAGGGTGTTGCTCCCTACAAGCCCACGAAAATTCGCGGGACAGGCGCGGCCACAAAGGGTACTATGGCTCGCGGCCCAATGGGCTGAGGGATAGGCAGCAATGAACTACGCAACTCTTGTAACCCTATTACAGGATTACACGCAGAACTCTTCGTCTGAGTTCATTGCCGCTATTCCTGAGATTGTGAAGCTGGCTGAGGATCGAATCTATCAATCGGTTCAGATCCCGGCTCTCAAGCGTAATGCCACATCGAACTTTGTTTCTGGCAATAAGTATCTGGCTGCTCCCACCGATTTCCTTGCGGCCTATTCAATGGCGGCTAAGAGCGCAACAGGGGTTTATTCATACCTTCTTGAGAAGGAGGTTGGGTACATCAATGAGGCGTTTCCAAACCCGTCTGCAACGGGGGTGCCGAGGTATTATGCCTTATTCAATGATGCTACCTTTGTGGTGTCTCCCACGCCAAATGATTTCTATGAAGTAGAACTTCACTACTTCTATGAGCCTCCCAGCATTGTGGAGGCTGGTAATTCTTGGCTTGGGGATAACACTGAGAGTGTGTTGTTCTATGGGTGTTTGTCTGAGGCGTACACCTATATGAAGGGTGACGCTGATCTGACTGCCCTGTATCGTGCGCGGTATGATGAAGCTCTTGGACGGCTGAAGGTTCTGGGCGAAGGTCAGGATAAGCGGGATAACTTCCGCCTTGATCTGCCTCGGATCATGCCGACATAGGATGAACGATGATTGTTCAGGCGTTTTGCACAAGCTTCAAGAAGCAGCTTCTGGAAGGGGTGCATGATTTTCGTGTCGTTGGCGGCGATGTCTTTAAGATTGCGCTGTACACTGAGGCTGCGAACATCAATGTAACGACCTCTCAATACACCACCACTGGCGAGATCAGTGGAACTGGCTACACCGCTGGTGGCTTGACGCTGACCAACATTGCTCCGTCTGAATACAATCTGGCTGGGGTGTGTTCGTTTCAGACCGCCACATGGGCTGGCGCTTCGTTCTCGGCGCGTGGTGCTTTGATCTATAACACCACCCCTGCCCACACATACACAAATCCCGTGTGCTTGGTTCTTGATTTCGGGACCACCCGGTTTGCTGTGAATAACAGCTTTAGCGTTCAGTTCCCGCAGATCACTGATCTCAGCGCGATCATAAGGATCAACTGACATGGCCTTTATTATTGCAGACCGGGTTCGTGAAAGCAGTGTAAGCACAGGCACGGGAAACTTCACGCTTGGTGGGGCAGTAACTGGCTATCAGACCTTTGCGTCTGTTATGGCAACAAGCGATACCACATACTACACCATTGCCGACCAGGGTGGCGCTAATTGGGAAGTGGGTATTGGTACATTCACCAGCCCATCTACATTGGCGCGCACCACTATTCTATCATCCAGCAATGGCGGTAGCGTTGTCACCTTTGGCGCTGGCACCAAGGATGTGTTCATCAGCCTTCCTGCCAGCAAAACGAATGTTGAAGATCAGCCTAATCTGATTGAGGTCAATAGTTCTTCAGCGGCCCTTCGCATTACCCAAACAGGTGCTGGCAATGCGTTGTTGGTTGAGGATAGCGCAAACCCAGACGCTACTCCATTTGTTGTCAACGCAAGTGGGCAAGTATCAATTGGCCGCACAACGGCTCCTTTTGGTACTTCGCAACTTTCTATTGAACAAATTGGTGCCA